GACGATCGATCCGTCGCTTTGGTTCGCGATCATGAACACAAAGCCCATCCAGCTGCGCCCGTTGCGCGCCGGCTGGGGCATCATTTCCGGCCTCGACCAATTCCGCACGAGCTGGAGCGGCTTGCGCCGGCACCATGACATTCCGTTCCCGACCGTCATCACCATTCAGGCGGGATATGCGACGCCGGATGAGATTCCGGCGACTGTGAGGCAGGCGATGCACCTGCTGGTCGCGCATTTCTACGTCAACCGCGAGGCGGCCGAGGTCGGCCAGCGCGCGGCCGCGATCGAATTGCCGTTTGGCGTCGCAGCGCTGCTGCGTCGCTGGCGCAAGCGCTCGGCATAGGGGAGCACAGCCATGGCCGCGTCCCTGCCGCCTTTGCGGGCCGGCGATCTGCGCCACAAGATCGAGATCTGGCGCAAGGTCGCGGCGGACGACGGCCGCGGCGGTCGCACATCGGCGTGGACGAAGATGAGTTGCCCGTGGGCGGAAGTGCTTGGGCAGGCTGGACGCGAAGCGCTCGTCTCGCAGGCCCTGCAGAGCGTCTCGGTCTACCGGATTCGCGTGAGGGGCTTCATCGATCTCCGCGATGATGATCAGGTTCGCTATGGCACGATCGTGCTCAACGTGAAGTCGGTTAGCGATCCGAACGGCGACGGTGAGCAGAAGGTCATCTTTACGGACAACCAGGCGGTCGAGGCCCTGCCGGATGGCTAGCGCGACGCAGGCGATGAAGGGCATGCAGACGCTGCTCTCGCTGTTCGACACGCTGCCGAAGGCAACCGAGCAGGAGATAAAGGTCGACCTGCCGAAGATCGCAGCCGACGTGCTGGCGGCTCAGAAGCAAGAGGTGCCGATCCACACCGGGGACTTGTGGCGCGGCCTCTCAATCCAGGTGCTCAACGGCGGCTGGAAGATCCGCGTAGGTTTGGTCGGCTCGACGAGCCGGGCCACCGGGAAAACGAGCTACGGTCTCTATTACGGCCGGTTCGTCGAATTTGGGCGCCGAGGCCAGACTGTTCGCGTCCAGCGCCGTCGCCGGATTGCCGGCAGGTTGAGGTCTTCCCGCGGGCACAAGCTCGCTGGAGATATCGTAGCTTCGTATTCGATGAAGGTGCCCGCAGCGGCCGCCCGACCGTTCGTCTACAGCGCTGCCGCCGAAGGTGCCGCCCTAACTGGCGCGGAAAACCTCGCTGATTTCTGGGATAATGTGCTGGCTCGCGCTGGCGGGGGCGCTTGATGTCCGATCAGGTCGACGTACTGCAGGGCGCGCAGGACGCCATCTATCTCAAGTTGAAGCCGGCGCTCGAAGCTGCCGGCTACCCGGCCGGTTTCCAGTCGGTGCCTCAGGACACTCAGCCGCCGTTTTGGGTGGTTGGCGACATGGATGCCGATCCACTCGGCGATAAGGGCGGCACCGGCAAACGCGTCACCGTCGATGTTCACTTCGTCTATCGCGGCGATGAGCGTCGCGGTCTGCTCGCCATGATGAATGCGGCCTTCTGGGCGCTCAATGACCAGCCGCTCGACGACATCGATGGCGTGACCTTCTCCGGCGGAGCCCTCTGGCTCTCCGACAACACCGCCACGGGCGCCGACGGCATCACAACCGCCGGCGTCTCCCAGTTCGAAGTGTGTGCCGAACCCGCCTGAAGGGACAGACCCCATGAACCTCGTTGCCACCATCTCGACCTCGATCGTCGCGCATGTGACGAACCAACTCGACCTCTCGACGCCGTCCGACGACATCGCGCTGAATTATATTCAGGCGCTGAAGTCGGGCACCGGCGCCGACCAGGCGAACGCGATCTTCACCGATCGCCGTACCCTCGCCGCCTCCGCCACGGAAGCGCTCGACCTCTCCGGCGTGCTCGCCGGGCCGTTCGGCTCAGTCTTGGCCTTCACGGCAATCAAGGAGATCCTGGTGGTCGCCGCGGACGCCAACCCCGGCGACCTGCGCGTCGGCAAGGGCGTGACGAATACCTTCGTCGGCCCATTCGGCGCGACGGCCGTCGGGCTGCTCGCACCGCCGTCGGGGATCATCCATCTGCGCAACCCTGGCGCCGTTGGCTGGCCCGTGGTGGCCGCCACGGGCGATTTGCTCGAGGTGGAGAACCTCTCCAGCGCCGGCGCTGCAACCTACGACATCATCATCATCGGCGTCGCGTAACGCCATTTCCAGGAGGACTGAGTAATGGGTACGGAACAGGGCCGCGAGACGCGCCTCTATATTTCGGATGGCTCGCAGGTGCCGAATTGGCTGCCAATCGCGGGCGAAACCACCAACAGCCCAAAGCGCACGTCGACCGAGCTCGATACTTCGTCGAAGGACGACGGGATCTATGGCTCGACCGACTATGGTCAGCAGAAGATCACCGTCTCGGTGAGCGGCAACGTGAAACTGCCCGATCCTGGCCTTGAGCGCGTCGACGACGTGTCAAAGCTGTCGCCGCCTGTAGAGATGGTGCGGATCATGAGGGGCGCGGTCGTTCGCTTCGAAGGCTTGATGGCGATCGGCAATTTCTCGTGCGATTTCCCCAACGCAGGCACCGCAACTTATTCGTTCGATCTGGCGAATAAGGGCGCGCCGACCGTCGATAATATGACGGCCACGGCCTGATGGTTGCGCCTAAGAAGAAGGGCGCGCGGCCTCGGAAGCCGCGCGCCACGGCGGCAACGCCAACCGCAAACCCTGCGCGCGGTGAGCACAATGTGACGCTGCTGGGCAAGCGATATGTGTTGAGGCCGTCATTCACTGCGCAGGTCGCGATCGAGGAAAAGACCGGGCGGTCCTATGCCGAACTCGCCATGGATGGCCAGACCGGTGCCCTCAAGATTGGGCACCTCGGCATCATCGTCGCCGAGATGATCAACGCCGGTGCTGAGGGCCCGCTTCAGACAGTCTCCGAAGCGCGGATCGCCGAGATGATTTATGAGGAGGGCGTGCCCGCTGTCGCGGCCGTCGCTACCGTAGCGATCATCGATGCGCTGACCGGCGGGAGAAAGGCCACGGGGGAAGTGAAGGCGGCGGTAGCGACGGACGGCCAATAGATCACTACCGCCGCCTAGCGGGCGTCATGCAGGATGCGTTCGGTTGGCCGCCCGATCAATTCTGGAACGCCACACCGCACGAAGTGTGGGACACGATCGCAGCGCGCAAAGAGGCGAATAAGCGCTAGGGGACTTTGTGGTCGCGCTTATAGTCTGCGATAGCAGCTAGAAATCCAGAGGCTTCGGCGGGCGTCATTGACATATCGAGGTCTGGCCCAGACTGCGCCTTATATCTGACGCGCCAGAAGCCAGCGATTTGGCCAAGAGGACGAGCAGCTATCCATTTCATTTCGTCTTCTGTTAGCTCGAAGGCGAAATCTTCTTGGTGGTCACAATATCCGTATGGACTGCATCCAAGCACGTCGCGAGATATGACGGTTAGTGGCTTCGCTGACAGCCCCGCAGAAGACTGATAGTTTACCTGATCATAGTTCCGCCAGTCGCCACGATATTTGATCCACTCGTAGACCTGATACGTGACTTTCCCGGTGGTTTTGTTGATGAACGCCCGAAAAAAAATGTCGTTTCCGTTAATGGGATCCTGATTTGGTTGGAAGCTGTCTTCGGTCGTCAGCCGGGCACTGACCTCCATGTCATCGTCATGTGTCGTGACGGACTTTTCGAACACATCCGGAGTTAGCCCGAGAGCAATCTCCTCGGGCGTTTGCTTCGGCTCTTTCGCACTGATCACGGTCGACATTGTAAGCGCCAGCAGCAGCGCAACGGCATTCTTCATCTAAAACGCCCCTTTTCTCCCTTCGCCGAGGATATCTCCTCAGTGCAGTGAGTCCAGAGGGTGATTGCGGGAGGTCCCGATGGCTCGCGCTCCATCCCAAAATCTATATCTGCAGATCGGAGCGAACGCCGATGATCTGACGCGCGTCGCCAAAGCGGCACGCATCACGCTTGCCGATCTCGGCACGGCTTCTGGCGACCTTCAGCAAACGATGGCGGATAATTTCCGCAAGCTCGGCGGCGGCGATGTGCAGCAATCCGCACGCCAGATCGAAGCGGCTTACCGCCGGACCTTTTCGAACATTCGCGCCGCAGCGGAAGAGACGCTATCGAAGCCGATCACGGCTGGCAGTATCGTCGGCGGCAATATCGCCGGCGCGGAGACCCAGCTTGCGAGTGCTCGTGCAACCGCGGCCGCATATCAGGAGCTTGCCGACGCCCAGACCCGTCTTGTGCAGGCGAGCGGTGGCGCAA